AAGAAGAAGCTGAAGAAGAAGCTGAAGACGAAGAAGAAGCTGAAGAAGAAACAGTGTAAAACATAAAAAGTATAAATATAGTTAATATGAAAACTTTTTCACAATTAAGAGAATTAACAGGGCGTAAACCTATTGGTAAACCCGTCTTCGATAAGAAGATTAATCGTATTCCTGTTAAGATACATAAAGAAAAAAATATGTATGTTGTTTATATTGATGGTGATAGATTAGATGCTTATAAATCACAAGCAGAAGCTGAAAAATCTGCTAAAGAATTTATGAAACAATACAAAGGATAAAGTAATGGAAATAAGACCTTTAGGTAGTGCGGCAACTCTGGACAGCGCAACTGGAAATTTCTTTAACAATGCACAATCAGTATATGTAGCCACAACTGCAGACGCAACTTTAACTTTAAAAGATTCTGCATCTGGTTCTATTACAATTGGTAGTATGCAGTTAGTAGAAAATCAAACATTAGTTATAAGAAAAGAAACTAAGGAAGCTTTATTTGCTACAGGCACAGCAACTAAAGGAACCAAGATAGCGTATCCAAGAGGTTAATATGAAATTAATATCAGAATTTGTAGAAAACGATATTGAATTCTTAATTACCGAAGATAAGAAAACTGGTAAAAAGAATTATGGTATTCAAGGAATCTTTGCACAAGCAGAGACTAAGAATCGAAACGGTCGTATATATCCAATGCCAGTAATGGAAAAGGCACTAGGTAAATATAATAATGACCAAGTGTCAAAAGGAAGAGCAGTCGGTGAACTGAATCATCCTGAAGGTCCGACCGTTAATTTAGATAAGGTTTCTCACAAGATTAATGAACTCAAATTTGAGGGAAATAATATTGTGGGCAAAGCATCGATACTAAACACCCCTATGGGAGAAGTTGTTAAAGGCTTACTCGATGGCGGAGTTACTTTCGGTGTATCGACTCGTGGTATGGGAAGTTTGAGCCAGCGTAATAACGCAATGGTCGTCAATGACGATTATATTCTTAACGCGGTAGACATCGTGCAAGATCCATCCGCACCTAGCGCTTTCGTTAATGGGATAATGGAAGGTGTTGAATGGGTTTGGAATAACGGTATTATAGAAGCACAAACAATTGAAAGAATGGAGACTGAAATTAAAAAGGCTCCACGCGCTGATCTCTATGAGACACAAGTACGTGAGTTTAAGAATTTCCTCTCGTTATTAAAATCAAAATAAGGAGTCAAAAATGACTGATGAAAATCTAGAAAATCAGGACGTGGAACTCCATGAAGACGAGAACGAAATCATGGAAGCTCAAGCTCACGATCCTAAAAATGCTGAAGCACAGTCAGTCGCTTCTATTGACAAAGCAGGTGATGCTACTGGAACCGCTCCAAAGCGTAAAGGTGACAACACTAAGAAAGATCCAATGCCAAAGACTAAAGCAGGTTTAATTGCTGCTATGGTTGGCAAGCTTCAAGGTAAAAATAAGCAACAATTAGCTGCTATGTATGGAGAAGGTACATTTGCAGATGATATAGCTATTGCTGAAGAAGCTGAAGAAGAGATCAGAGATCAAGTTAAAGTCGAAGTTGACTTTAAAGATGATCTTAAGGCACTTGTCAATGAGGAAGCTACACTGTCTGATGAATTCAAGCAGAAAGCAGAAACTATCTTTGAAGCTGCAATCAATACAAAAATAAATGCAGAGATTGACAGACTAGAAGAGAAGTATAACGAGGAGCTTTCAGAAGAAATCGAAAGCACCAAAAAGGACCTTGTGGAGAAAGTAGACAGCTATCTTAACTACGTAGTTGAAGGCTGGATGGAAGAAAACAAGTTAGCAATCCAAAATGGTTTAAGAACTGAAATTGCTGAAGATTTCATGAATAAGTTAAAAGACCTATTCGTTGAGTCTCACATTGAGGTACCAGAGGATAAAGTTGATCTTGTTGACGAACTCGCAGACAACGTTGAAGAACTTGAGGCTAAACTCAACGAATCAACTGAAAGGTCAATTCAAATGGCTGAAGAGTTAGAGACATATAAGAGGGAGTCTATCATTAGAGAGGCAACCAAAGATTTGGCTGAAACTCAAGTCGAAAAGCTAAAGTCATTAGCAGAGAACGTAGATTTTGACGACGAAGAAACTTTCGCAATGAAAGTTGCTCAGTTAAAAGAATCTTACTTCGCTAAGACAACAAAAACCCAGGAAGAAATCATTGAAGACGATGACGCTCCAATAGTAGAGTCAACCGGTTCAATGGATTCTTATCTTAAAGCAATAAAGAAAACTGCAATTAAATAGGGAGTCCTAAAATGACAGTATCATACGATAGATTGATCGAGAAATGGGCACCAGTACTGAACGAAGAGTCAGTTGGTACTATCTCAGATCATCATAAGAAAGCCGTAACTGCTGCAGTACTTGAGAATCAGGAAATCGCTCTTAGAGAAGAAGGCCTAATTTCTGAAGCTGCACCAGGAAACGCAACATCATCAGTAGCAAACTGGAATCCAGTATTAATCGCACTCGTAAGACGTGCTATGCCAAACTTAATGGCATATGACATCTGTGGTGTGCAGCCAATGTCTGGCCCAACCGGTTTAATCTTTGCCATGAAGTCAAGATACGGTGGTGGTGCAACAGGAAATAGAGAAGCACTATTCAACGAAGCTGAGACTCAGTTTTCTGGTGACAGTGCTGGTACTCACGATTCCGATAACGCTTCAGGTTTAAATAATATCACCGATTCAAACGGAGATTCATCACTCGATAATGATAGACTAACTGCATTAGCTGCAGGTGGTATGTCAACAGCCGAAGCTGAAGCTCATGGTTCTACTGGAGAAACTTCATTCAGAGAAATGGGTTTCACTATTGAAAAAGCAACTGTGACTGCTAAGTCAAGAGCGTTAAAAGCTGAATACAGCTTAGAACTAGCTCAAGACCTTAAAGCAATTCACGGTCTTGATGCTGAGACAGAATTGGCAAACATCTTGTCAACAGAAATCTTAGCTGAAATCAATAGAGAAGTTATCAGAACTATTAACTCTCAAGCTAAAACCGGTGCTTTACAATCTAACACTGCCATTAACGGTATCTTTAACGTTCAGACAGATGCAGACGGCAGATGGTCAGTTGAAAAGTTCAAAGGTTTAATTCTTCAAATCGAAAGAGAATGTAACCGAATAGCAATCGAGACACGTAGAGGTAAAGGAAACTTTATCATATGTTCATCTGATGTAGCATCTGCATTATCTGCAGCTGGTATGATGGATTATACACCTGCAATGTCAACAAACTTAAATGTTGATGAC